AAAAGACAGGGTATGTAGCAACTGTTCCTGATGCAGACATTGTGATTTCTGCATTTGGTAGGTTGTGGGCGGCAAACACTAATTCAGACAACTCAACTGTTTTCTTCAGTGACTTAATTGCGGGTCATGTTTGGTCAACAGGGACTGCTGGTTCTTTGGATGTATCAAGGGTTTGGGTAAATGGTTCAGACCAGATTACTGGTTTGGCGGCACACAATGGTTTCTTGTTCATCTTTGGTAAGCGTCAAATCTTGGTGTATGCCAATGCCACTACCCCTGCAACCATGCAGTTGAGCGACACTGTAGAGGGTATTGGTTGCATTGCCAGAGACAGTATTCAAACCACTAGCACTGATGTGCTTTTCTTGTCTAACTCTGGTGTCAGATCGTTGATGAGAACGATTCAAGAGAAGTCTGCGCCTGAAAGAGACTTGTCTAAGAACATTCGCAATGACTTGATGGGTACGGTAGCTGGCGAGACAATGGCAAACATCAAGTCTGTTTACAGTGAGAAACAGGCGTTTTATTTGTTGGTGACTCCAAGCATTGACACTACTTGGGTGTTTGACACCAAGGCTTATTTGCCTGATGGTGCGGCTAGAGTAACGGTTTGGGATTCAATCACGCCTACAGCCTTGTTGTCTAAGCGTGATGGTAGTTTGTTGTTGGGTCAGAATGGTTATGTGGCGTTGTACAACACTTACCAAGACCACACCGATTCTTATCGGATGCTGTATTACACGAATCATGCTGATCTTGGCAATCAGAATGTGACTTCTATTTTGAAGAAGTTGTCTACAGTTGTGATTGGTGGCACAAACCAAACAGTGACATTCAAGTGGGGGTTTGACTTCAAAACCAACTACTTGTCTGACAACGCAACGATTCCAGAGCAAGATGTTTACTACTACGGTATTGCCGAGTATGGGGCAAATGCCACAACGATTGCTTATTATTCTGATGGTGTTGCCATTCAAACATTGACTGTTTCGGCATCTGGTGCTGGAAAGATTGTGCAAACAGGCTATGAGACTGACATCAATGGCACTGCTTTGTCGATTCAAAAGATTGAGATTCTTGCCAAACAAGGCAAACTGAGTTAAAGGAGAATAATTTTGAGCAATTATACAAAGTCCACTAACTTTGCAACCAAGGATGCTTTAGCTTCTGGCAATCCTTTGAAGATTGTCAAAGGTACTGAGATTGATACTGAGTTCAACAACATTGCTACTGCCATTGCAACCAAGGCAGATTTGGCAAGCCCTACCTTTACTGGTACACCCACATTGCCTACAGGTACTATTGCGACTACTCAGTCTAATGGAAGTAATACAACCACTATAGCCACAACTGCTTTTGTACAAGCGGCAATTGCTTTGTTGTATCCAGTTGGTTCTATCTACACAAATGCTTCTGTCAGCACTAACCCTGCAACATTGCTTGGCTTTGGTACATGGACTGCATTTGGTGCTGGTCGTGTCATGGTTGGTTTTGATGCGGGTAATGCACTGTTTGACACTGCTGAAGAAACTGGTGGTAGTGCAGATGCAATTACTGTAAGCCACACTCACACAGCAACAGTCACAGACCCCGGACACTTACACACACAAACAGAATACAACCAACCCGGAATTGGTAACGCTGGTGGTGGTGGAGCACGAGTTAATGTTGTATCAGCAAATACTGGTAGTGCGACAACTGGAATTACTGTAGCAAACAGTACAACTGGTTCAAGTGGCACAAATGCTAACTACCAACCGTACATTACTGTGTATATGTGGAAAAGAACGGCATGAAAAATCCTGAGATATTGCATCACTTCTCTGATGGGCTGTATGCCAAGGAGTCATGTTTCCCTGCTGGCATGGCTATCTTGAAGCATACGCATGACTTCAGCCACTTGTCGATATTGGCACAGGGTAAGGTTGCTGTATTGCGTGGAAATGAGATTGATATTGTTGAAGCACCAGCGTGTATTGAAATTAAAGCAGGGTTGACTCATGGAGTCAAAGCGATAACAGATTGTGTTTGGTTTTGTATTCACGCCACTGACGAGAAAGACCCGTCTAAAGTGGATGAAATTTTGATTAAGGGAGATTGATATGCCTATAGCCGCCGCCGCAATTATGGGGGGTGCATCACTGCTTGGCGGTTCGATGCAAAGTAAAGCCGCTGGAGATGCGGCACGACAATCCGCACAAGCTCAACTTGAGTCTGCACGAATTGCGGCTGAAGCGGCTAAGTTTCGCCCTGTAGGTGTAACTACTCGTTACGGCACTTCTCAGTTTCAGTTTGACCCTAGCGGTTATCTAACTGGTGCTGGCTACACAGTTTCTCCTGAACTCAAAGCCTATCAAGACCGATTACAGGCTTTGACAGGCGGTGCTTTAACTCAAGCTGAGATGGCTGGTCAACAGTATGCGCCACTTCAACAAGGGGCTACAGGACTGTTTGGATTGGGTCAGCAGTACCTACAGCAGTCTCCACAGCAAGTAGCGGCTCAGTACATTCAACAACAACAAGATTTGCTTGCGCCTAGCCGTGAGCGTCAATATGCTCAGTTGCAAAACCAGTTGTTCCAAACAGGTCGTGGCGGCTTATCAGTAGGTGCTACAGGATTGCGCCCAAGTGGTGCTGGTGGCTTGGGTGCTACTACTCCTGAGATGGAAGCCTATTACAACGCATTGGCACAACAAGACTTGCAATTGGCTTCTCAGGCTCAACAAGCTGGTCAGCAGAATGTGGCTTTTGGTGCAGGATTGCTAGGTTCTGGTGCTGGCTTAATGGGTCAGTACCAAGCTGGTCAGGTTGGTGCTTTGAGTCCATTCAGTGCTTACTTGGGTGCTGGTTCTACCATTGAGTCTCTTGGTCAACAGCCATTAGATATAGGCGCACAGCTAGGCGGTCGTGCGGCTACTGCTGGTGCTAATGTTGGAGAAGCATTGTTGACTGGTGGACTTGGTGCGGCTAAGACTCTGCAAGCGGCTTCTGGACAAAGTGGATTAGGTGCGGCATTGACAGGATTTGGAAACAATCCTTATGTACAACAAGGGTTAAATCAATATTTCAATCCTCCGCAACAACAAACTTTTTCTAATGCTTACCAAGCATCCATTCCTGTAAACAATCAATCCTCTGGATATTTCAATCCACAAATGTCTGTTGGTGCAAGAGCTTTTGAAAATTAAGGAATAAATCATGGAAAGACTTTTCCCCCAAGATGTTTCTGGAACACAAATTCCTATGGTAGAGGCAGACTCATCTGTTCTTCCTCCTTTTGGTCAATATGATGCTATTCGCCAACAAGAAGAAGCTCTTTCGTCTGGACTTTTACCTACTCCATACTTGCAACAACCATTTGCATATCAGCCAATGATGAGCAATCAACCATCTTCTATTGTTGGTGGAATGTTTAGTCCTGAAATATCTCGTGCCGCAGAGATGGAATTTATGCAAAAGCGTCAAGCGGCTATGCAAAATGAAGCAATGGCTTATGCACAGTTATCGCCCATGCAACAAGCACAATTTAGCTTCTATCGTGGGGGTCAACAGTTGGGTGATGTTCTTGGTGGTGCTTTGGGTGGCAAAGACCCTCAGTTGCAGATGATTGGTTTGCAACAGCAAATCTTGAGTGAACTTGACCCAAGTGACCCTGAACAACAATTGAGAGTTGCTCAGAAATACGCTAGAACTGCCCCTGATTTGGCGATGAAGATTGCTGAAAGTGCTCGTAAATCAATGTCTGAAATGGCTTTGACTACTCAACGACTTCGTGAAAAACAAGGTGCTGACCCATTTGAACAACTGCTTCGTACGGGTAAATACACTCCTGCAAGCATGGCAACTTATAAGGCAAGTCAAAATGTTGCTGATCTAAGAGAAGTTGACAGTCCAGACAAAGTACCAGCAGACATCCAAAAAGCTCGTTTAGTTGCTCAGGGTAAAGGCTTCAAAGAAGGAACTAAAGAATACAACGATGAAATTGTCAAACAACTTGAAAAAACAGAAAAAGAAAGAAGCATTGCCTTTGGAACAGAGGCCGAAAGAAAATCTAAAACAATGTATGGAAAGCCTTATGCTGACTTAACTCCTGAAGAATCAGGAAAAGTAGATGCGGCTGTTGAAAAATCAGAAAGAGAAAAAGCAAAAGCTGGAGCACCTAGTTCTGGAATAAAAGAATACAAGGATATTCCTAAACTACGAGCAGACATAATTTCTACAGTTAAGCCATTTAGAGATACTGTTAATTCAACAGATTTTGCGATTGAGAATCTTAATTTATCAATAAAGCAAAATAATTTTTCAGCATTTAATGCGGCTCGTGTGCAATTGGCAAAAGCATTAGCTGGTGGAGACTTGAGTCAAAAAGAAATTCAAGCGGCTGGTGGCGACCCATCTATTCTTGGTCAATTAGCTGATGTGACATCAACGGCTTTTACAGGCACACCAACAATAGATACCCAGAAAAAAATAGAAGCCACTGTTAAAGCTATCCGCAAGGTGGCTTTACAAAAAGGTCGAGCAGAAATAGAAGCCCAAAGAACTCTTGCCAAACGGTCTAATTTTACAGATGAAGATTTTGATTTAGCATCAGATATTCCTGAGTTTAGAAAAAACCCTTCTTCAAAAATTACAGAATCTGATGATGCGTTAATAAACAAATATCTACCAAAAAAACCTTGAGGTAATTATGGCAACTTATAATGAAGTAATTGAAGCATTGCGTAATGCTGATGCCGCAGGGAATGTAGAGGATGCTCGTAGGTTGGCAGAAATCGCCAACTCTATGAGAGAAAAATTAGTTCCTGTTGATTCTGAAGGTGTTGAGCAATCGCCATTTGTATTGATAGGAGATCAACCTCCTCCAACAATGGGTGAGTATGTAACAGAAAGCATTGGAAGAAGTTTATCTTCTATTCCTG